GCCGCCAAGAGAAACGGATGAGACAAGCATTCCGTAATCAAGTCCTGTTCCAGCACTACCACCGTAGTATCGTGCGCTAGGAATGTAAGAGGAGGATGCGCCTAGCGTGTATGTTGCCTGAGACTTTGCATCAAGCGCAATTGTGACGTTGCCATCAATATCAGGGTTGACTGACATTTTTGTCCAAGCAAAATCATTTGGCATGTCGCAGATAAAGTGTGGCCCCTTGACGGTAAAGAGAACGTAGTGGGTGTCCCCAAGAACTGCAGATCCGCACACAGAGTTGGACTGATCATACTGGTAGACGTTCCACTCGTTCTGGATTTTATCCACCATGATGTTCGTAAATGTTGTGCCGTCCGTGAGGTAGACGCCGTTACGAGAGGCGAAGACAACACCATACGGCGTCCGCTGGATAGAGTCTTCATCAATGCAACCAACATCCGATGCGATAGTGCGCACGGAGAAAGAACTTGTGTTCACGCCAGCGGAAGGAACGACCGTTCCTAGCGTACCGCTGATCATCAAAACCTTGTCAACGCAGAGCACCATAAGGTTATTTGCGTCCATGCTGACAAGCGCAACAACCTTTGCCGTATCAAGCGTCAAGCGCTGGCTCTTAGGCCACCCCGCGGGCAGCATTGACAGGATCCCGTCGGCCTTAGTGTTTGCGGCTGTTGCGCTTTCTCCGGTAATGGAACTCCACGATACAACGTTCCCCCTTGTTTTGGTGTATTCGTTAATCGTTCCGGTCGCGTTTACGGTGTTTTCCGCTTGAGTGCACAAAACAACACGGTTCTGGTGAACACAGGAAAAACTAGAAGACTGTGGGATAATCCCTCCGCCGCTTTCACAAAGCGTCGTGTTGCCCGTAGGGGATGCAGAGTTGCGGACAATGGACTGGTACGGAGAAACTTGGATAATCCCTGTAGCAGTAGATGTAAAAGACGTTGTGGGTGCCGGGTAGACATCGACGGTGCTCGTCCCAACGGCGGTTACATAACCAATGTATTCGTTTGCCGTTGACCCAGAACCGGGATAGTTACTAATGTAAATAAAAGATCCGAGAGGGTTAATTGCAGTAACGGATGCTGGAACCCCAATGGTGTTCTTGCCAGCGTCAAGTGTGCAAACGCCAGTTGTAGTAAGCGCAGACGTGCTGTCTTTTGCCGTTGAAAAAAAGATAAACGGAGACGTTACGTTTGCGTTGCTAGACGAAAGGGGGAAACCCGTAAGGCCAAACGAGTTGAACGAGGGGCCAAATGCTGGGGAAGCCGCTGTAGTTAAGTTGATAACCCTATTCGTAAGATTGAACGATTGCGCCGTAGAGAGCAAACCAACCCGCGGAGTCGTGCTCGTTGGTAGCGTAAACGCGTACCAAGCCTGATCGTAGGCAGAAACACCAACGCCCTGCGGGATTGCGGAACCAATCGTAACCTTCGTAACGCCGACATGTTCAATGTTCGCCGAAACTTCAGTAGAAAGATACGGCTGCACTGGGCCACGCTTTGCTGCGCGACCAATCTTATTTGTAATAACGTTTTCGGCGAGCAGCATCGAATCATCAGGGATAAGGTGCGCCGGAAGGTCGGATCGCTGACCTCCGCGGAACGACTCGTATCTAGCCCAAGCGCCGCGCCTGCTCATTAGTAGCCCGGAGAGTAGTGGGAGTAGTATGCGCTGCGGTCGTGCGGAGGCATAGCGACAGAGCGCGCGTATCCACTGCTCATCATCTGCGTACCGCGGCCCTGACGACTCTTTACCCACTTCACAAACGAGGCATAGAGAAGGTCATACTTATTCTGAAGCGCCGTCGCGAGCGTGATGTCTTCGCCGACAGCGTCCGTCAAACGAGCGGCAGCACCAATGCTAATAAGATGCTGCCACTGCGTCGGCACGGAGGATGGAACATCGTTAGCAAGAGCAAGAGCGGCTGGTTCCTGCGCGTAATAAATAATTAACACGTCACCAGTCTGCTGCGACGCGGGCCACACATACAAGTTGTCAAGGCCCTGCAACGCGTACTTGCGAAGATAACCAGTAGGGTTAGTTGACGACAACTGCAGCACAGTCTCAAGATCAGACTGATCAAGGATATAACCGTCAGTCTGACCAGATGCGCGGTACATGACGTACTGAATCATTCCAAGATCGGTAATTCCAAACCCAGAAAACGTGTACAGGTTTTGTCCCTGAGTTAGCGTTTCCGTAGTGCTGGTGCACTTCAACTGTGCTTGCACAACAAGATCGCGATACACGTCATTGACAAAGATTCCGGCAAGCGTGTCGTCTTCGACCAGCGCCATGTTCTTAGCGCGATCTTTGAGATCAGCGTAAGTACTCACTAGTACGCTCCTTCTGTCGGAGCAAACTTGTCTTTGCCGCGATGACTAACTTCGACCATCTCATTAGAAACTTCGCTCTTGCAGATTGGACACCGCCCCTTGACGACAAGGTCAAGCAACTCGTCCTTGGTGCGGATACCACTGTAATGGTGCGCGTGCTCGCGCCAAACAGCGGTAGTGCGAATGCTAGGCGGAGCGGGGAATGGCTCAAGACAATGACTGCAAGCCATCCCCGCCCGAATCCGATCAAAACCCTCCTGATCAATGTACCACTTGATCGTTGACTGATCCTCGCCATGCACAATATCGGCGGTTTCCTCAGCGTGGGCAGTGATCGGAACGCCAATCATTAGACGATCTCCACCTCAAGAGCCTCGGACTCTTCAGCCTGAACAGCCTTTTCGGTACCGAGTTCCTCTAGCGCAGCCACAACAGCGGGACGATTAGCATGCGCCTTCTCATAAGCGAGAACATCAGCAACGCTATACCCATCTTCGTCGCACTTTGCAGCAATTGTCTCAGCGACAGTCATGCCCTTCTTGGCGCGGATCTTATTGTAGTTCGGCCACGGAGGAGCAACCTCAAGCGCGTCAACCTTGACATACCAGACACCATTGTCAGAGTTCTTCAGAAGCGCCTCTTCGGCCTCCTTGCGGTCGTCAGCGTCCTCAATCCACTCGCTATCAAACAGGCTAAAGTTGTACTGAGGGCGAGCAGCATTGCTGACACCCATGATGCGTCCAACGCCATCCTGAATCATAACGCCACGCTGATAAGGGACAGCGCCAAAAATGTCGGGTACAGAAACGCCGTGCCCATCAACGCGCTCAGGGTCTGTGCGATTAGTCGGGGCACCAGACCAGTGCAGCATTGCCGCATACGTCTCGTCCGGGTAGGCCATGCCGTGCTTAAACTCAATGATCAGCGGCGGCTTCTTGATTGTGCGGGGGATCATTGTCCCCTCCGCAGTCTCAAAAACATCGTACTCAGCCTCGCCGCGTGCGATGAGGGTGTAGTTAGCGGAGCGGCTAACAAAACGCATGTTGGGTTTCTCTCTTTCTGTAAGACAAAGGAGCCTCTGACACTACAAATTAGATTGTAGCGCCAGAGGCTCCCGAAGACCACCCGTAGGTGGATTTATGGCTTAGTAGCCGGTAACGCCACGCAGGATCGCGTGGTTCTGCTCAACGCCGACCTGCAACGAGTACTCGGTCAGGTACTCCTGAATCGTCGTATCCGCATCCGGAGCCTGACGATTGGGGAGAAGAGCCGTCTTGCGCAGCGGGCGCATCGTGACATCGTCCATGTCCACCAGCACGGCCCAAGAGCCGATCTGGTTGCTGGTCGTGGAGTAGTCAAGCCAGTCACGCTTCTCAACGATCTTGACCGTACCACCGTTAGCGCCACGATACTCCTGCAGCGAAACGCCGTACGACTTGATATCCGGCGACGGCGGAGCCAACTTGCTCTGCGCGAACGAGGACAGGGCCGACACGATCAGCGGCGATGCGAACAAGACCTTGTTGCGCGAGCCGTAGCGGAAAGCGGTGCGGAGGAACGTCGCGAAGCCGCTCTCCGTCAGGTTTCCACCAACAGTCGTGATGTTGGACGAGATGAACTCCACGAGGCCACCGCAGTAGCCAACCGGCGAACCGGCCGTGGTGATGTCGCGCTGACCGAAGAACAAAGTGTTCTCAATCTGACGACGATGCTCCATCATCTTCTGCTTCGCCTCGTACTGCGGCTCCTTGCCACCGTACAGATCCGAAGCCTCCAGCGTCTTGGTGAATCCAAGCGGATCACGCTGAATCTGGCAGTAGTTGTAGTTAGCAACCTGCTGCGTCATCTTGATGGTGCCAAGCGTTGCGCCCTCAGCCGAAGCGTTACCAATCTTGATAACGTCAGTGCTAATTGCAACGCCCGAAGCGGCGACCGTGCCGATGCTGCGGACAACCGTGAGCACGTCGGTCGCAACCGAAGTGACACGAACGTTCTCGCCGTTGGCGAGACGCAGGATGTCGTTGGCGCGGAAGTAATCGCCAGTGCCGGTAGCGACCGTGATCGTCGTGTCGCCCGTGAGGACGGCAACGGCAAGCGTGGTCAGGCGGGGAACCAACTGATCCGACAACCACTCAACCTTCTGCGACTTCGCGGGACGCGAAGAAGTCTGCGAAAGCATCACGGTGAACGGAGCGTCGTCCGGCTCCAACTGCTTGATGACAGGATCCATGTCTACGACACGGCGAGCCTGAAGGATGTCAGCGTCGTCAGCGACACCCGAGAGAATGGTAACAGCAGGCATGCTGTTTCCTCCTTGACTTGAGTTTTCCTAGTTTTCTGGTCGGAAACCCTTGTCGGGGTGTCGCTCTGGTCAGCGGCCCGGTTAGGCGTTGAGAATCATGTTCCGAATCAAGTCATCAATCTCGTCTCCGTCAAGATCAGCCGGGTTCGTAGTGTTCCGCGTGCTGACCATTGGGGTCTGAGCAATTTCCTGATCGGGGACAATCATCCCCTGATTACGCATAGCAGTTTGATATTCCTGCCACTTAATAATCCCCACAATTGTACCAATTCCTTCGGCTAGCGCAACCGGGTCAGCCTCGCTACCCGGAGGAATAATTCCACTTACGTCGCGCTCTTCAATAAACTGCTCAACGCGATCCTGATAATCATCATAGTCAGGGATAGCGTCAACAATGCGGTCATACGCCTCAGACATGACGGCTCGCTCATGCTGCTCAACAAGTGGCATTGTCATATCCGACAACTGCTCACGCTCAGAAGCAAGACGCTGCTCCATAAAGTACTGCGTAGCCTCCCAAGGCTTCTGCGCCCACCAGTGCTCAAGCACAGCGTTTGCAAGATCATCCGGAAGGCGCTCAGCATTGCCGATAACCCACATCGCAGCATTCGTGGGATCCTGCTCAGCAAACGAAACAACCTCAGCCTCAGTGGAAGGCTCGCTACCAAAGTACGCAGGAGCGACGGGCTGGTGAACCTCAGGCTCGGGATCGGGCTGACGCGACTCGTGAAACTTGCGCTGCAACTCAAGATAAGCGTTCTCAAGGTCATCGGCCGACTGGTACTTACCAGCAAAAACGCGAGTCTCTTCCTCTACAACATCTTCCTCAACAGAAGCAGTCTCTTCAACGGGCTGGTCATCCTCTTCGGCGTTTGCCGCCCGAAGGGTCTCCATGAAGATGTCATCATCAGACACTGGTAAGTCTCCTTGACTTTAGTTTTAGAACGAAATCAAGTCCTTTGATTTCGCCACTTAGTCGCAAGTAATCCTCGTAACTAAGATTATCGTACACCATCTGCCGCAAAAGCAAATCCTTTCGAATTTGCAACTCCTCTTCCACAGCAATCCAACTTGTCTGACTCAGAATAGAGTCAAGAAGTGTGCTCATGCGCCCTCAGGAGGCGGCACAGCGGCACCGGCCTCAGCGCCAGCCTGCGGAGCACCTATACCTGCTGGTGCCCCCGCGGCCATTGCTTCGGGTGTCGGTGCCGCTGCCGCCCCTCCACCGCCGACCAGTTGCGGGGCGGGCATCGGAGCGGGAACCTCTTCCTTAAAGTACTTGGTTGGTTCCTCGCTAAACGCTTCGGTGACATCCTCAACGACCTTTTTGAGATCAAGAGTGACGCCAGCCTGCTGCATGAGCATATAGTTAGCAGTCAGGAAGTTAGCCTTGGCAAGAGCCTCGGCGCGCTTTTCCTGACGGATAAGAGATTCTGCAGCGTCTTCGACAACGTACTCGTACTTGCCCTGCAGCATTGCCGGATTTGCAGCCTTCCACTCAACACCGGCAGCGCCACGGTCAATACGAATAGCAACGTTCGGCGGAAGCAACTGCTGATTCAGCGCGATCTGCTGCTCGCCAACGCGCTTGAGGGCAAATAGGATCTGCTGCTTCATGCGCATAATCCGCTTAGTCGCCATGTTCTGAATGATGCTTACACCAGTAGCAGTTGTCTGATCAATCTGCGAGTCAGAAGCACCACTCAAGTACGCCACAGCACCACTGAGATTTTGCAAATCACCCTTCAGCAACTCTTCTGCCTGAACCGTGGGCGAGATAATGCTGGTGTTTGGTTGCCACGGTTGAATCTGATCGGGGCGAGCGCGAAGGATACCGCCCGGCATAAGACGGAAATCCTGCTGCTCAGCGGACGGGTCAACAAAAACAGCAGCGTTTGACATAAAGCGAGTGTTGTCAATGCGATGATTCTGCATTTCCCACAACGCTGCTTGAATGTCGGCAATCATCTCAACAACGCTATGCCCGCCAAGTTCAAAGAGGCTAGGCATGGGGGACGCGGTTACGAACGGAAACTCGCCATGCCAGAACGGGCTGCACTCATCGCGGATAATCGTTCCACGATTGGCAACAGTCGTCAGGTAAATTTCATCGCCCTCACGACGCCACCACTCAATTACCTCAACGCGCCCCTTGCGCTTATTAGAGTTTGCTCCATCCTTAGAGGTACCCTCAAACTCAGAAGAGGCACCATCAACAATTTGATCAAGATTCTCGTAAATACCGCTTCGCTCAAGACTCTTCTTAGTCTCATAAGTAATATGGAAAACATCCGCAGCATCATCAATAGAGTGCGCAGTCGGATCCCACAAAAACTGCTTAGCATCAATAACAACAAAACCCGGCTGCTGACGATACGGAACGCGCGTCTCCGTAACCTTGCCAATCATCTGAGAACCAAACGGAGACGGCTGAAAATCACGCTGCTTTACTTTGCGCCACTCTTCGCGCCACGTCACCTTCGCAACAGTGAAACCGCGAATCAGCGCCTGCAACACAAACGGAACCAACTTCTCGCCATACCTATCAGCCTCGCGCTGCTGATTCAACAAGTGCTCATGCAGCGCTGCGGACTCGTCGTTTGCTGGCTGCGAAGAAAGAACCTTGGCCCGCTGATTTTCATCAATCATGTTGCTCGCAAGCAACTCAACGATCTGCATGACGTAAGGCGGGTGAAGATCACTCTGCCAATCATCGTCGCGTGGGCGAAGAACGGCGTTGTATGCGTCGTCGCACTTTTCATACTTGTTTACGCGCGTGGTATGCGGCGCCTTTGCGGCGTTAAAACAATTATTAAAGCGCGCTAGGAGTTTCTTCTGGTCGCCTTCAATCACGGATCTAGTATAGCGCAGTAATGGTCGCAATTGTTAATAGGCATAATTGAGTTTCCTACACCGCTGTCCCGTCAAGGCCATACACGACGGCTTTGAAATTCTTGAGAGTCCCTCCGCCCGTTGTCTGAAACTTGAGCCCAGCATACGCAACGTTTGAGTCAATGTTGAAAACTCCGCGATAACTTTCTCCATAACCACTTGATCCGTCATAAAAGAGTTGGCCAGAAGTTCCGCACGTTGCAATGTTTGGAGTATTGATCGTAAACTCACCACTTGCCGTCTTTCCTGCTGGGACGGATGTGCTTCCAGATGCCCAGACGTACTGGCCAGAAAGTTCAAGCCCGGAAGGGGCGTTTGTGCTATAGAGACTAATGTAGTTAGAAATTGCGTACGCGCTCTGATCTGCCGGAACGGCGCTGCGAAATACCATCTGAACGACACGAGCACCATTACCCGAGGGATTTTGGAACGACCAGAACACTTTGTACATTGCGTACGAAGCGGAAAAAATATTGTCAAGCAAGAGAGTTGCTGCGCCTGTTGCGTTAAGAGCGCCAGATCCCACCACAACCATTCCGCCGCCGCCGCCGCCGCCGCCCTCTTCAAGCGTAACAATGCGTTCCTGATGATTGACAAGGTTGTCAATAACGTTCGTGTTAAGAAACGCCTCGTTATCAGCAATCTCCATGCTGTTCGGATAGCGCGTAGGGTTAGTCCAAGCCATTAGTACATCTCCTCATTCTGATCCTCAGCCATATCAGACGGAGACTCTTCGTTTTCCATCATGCCCTCTTCACCCATCGACGGGGGAAGCGGCTCGGTGCGAGCAGCGACACCAGCGGGATTCGCCATCGGCATCATGCTGACAAGGCGCAGGATCTGCTGCTTCATTGCTTCGCGCATCATCATCTGCTGCTGCGACTGCATTGCAATTGCCTGCTGCTGCTGCTGTGCGAGCATTGCAAGCGGGGCCATCATCTGCGCAGCAGGCGCTGGCTCCATACCGGGAGCGCCCATAGCGGGGCCGGGCATCGGAGCGCCTTCAGCGGGCGGCATGATGGCCATTATCGCATCCCCTGCGAATACTTCTTAAGGAAGTTCTTAACGGCAGACGGGCGAGCGCCCATCTTGTTTGTTGCGGACTGAACAGTCTTGTTGATCTTGTTCATGTTCGCGACAGTCTTCTTGTTTGCAGCCTTACCGCTCTTGTTGCGGCTGGCCGGGGCGGGGCGAGTTGCCATTACTTGTTCCTCCGGCCTTCTGCGGCCATCTTTTGAAAAGTTTCTTTGCCGTATTTCTTTCTTCCAATGCTAGCAGCAAGGGCTTTCGGATCGCGGACTCCACGAGCACGAAGTTTTGCAACCAACTTCTGATAATTCGTAGGTGGAAGATTTCCCGACATAGTTTAAAAGTATATCAGTACTATTACGGACTAGCAGTCCCACGCACGCAACGATTTGTTGATCCTGCTGTTAGGGTCTTTTGCTGTTTTTGCGCTGGTCAACTTTTTCTTCATGCCCATCATGCGAGAGCAAAAAGATTTTCTGCGTGCTGCGTGTTGCGGTGATCTTTCCGCCTGCGCACGCTTGACCGGTGGTTTCAGTCCGGGCTTTCCGGGATTCTGCTTGTTGTACGCCGCGCGTCCAGCAGCGTTTAGGCCACCAGAAGGATTTTTTCCTTCGTTGCGCTGCCATGCTGGAGTGCTTTCAGACATATTTTAACTTTATCAGACGCGTGGTGCGCGTTTTGTGATGGTTGTAGTAGATCTGCTACGCCGTTGCGGCCTTAGGTCAATTGGCTTGTACATTGTTTCTTGCATAACGGCGAATGCTCCGCCAGCGGCCATGACCATGTCGTCGTGGCACCCGTAATCAGCGCCTTCGCGTCCTCGCTTGTCGTATACGAACGTTCGCAACTCATCGATTAGGCGTTCGCTGCAGATTGTTTCTGGATGATCACGAATCTGCGCCTGTAGTGCGCTGAGCATGCGTGGCCTAGTTGCGGAGTTTGTAGACCAGCCAATTTTTTTGTCCATTGACGGCATTGTGCTGTTCATATGGCGCGGTCTGTACAAGTTAGGGTAGTTGTATGTTGTGGTTAGCATGAGTAGGACTGCTTGTCCCATGCTGTTGCGCTCTACTGCAAGCAATGCTTTGTTGTATGTGTGAGCGATGCGGCTGAGTTCTTCTGCGTACTCGTCTAGTGCTGGTCGTCCGTGGTATTCGGCGCAAATCTGGCCGTTTTCGGCGTCGATTACGACTGCTGCGGCGTAGTCGGAGCCGTCTGTTGAGTCGTAGTTTGTTACGCGGGCTTGGAAAGTGTCTTCCGTAACACTTCCGGCTACGTCAGCAAAGACGATATAGCGCCGATCCTTGACTGGGTGATGATAGATCTTGATTGGGCCGCTTGTGTCCTCGTAGAACCGCACCATTCCGCCCTTGACGGGCTGACCAAGCATGCGCCCCTTCTTCTTTGGATCGATATATGCGAGGTTTTGCAAAAACTGAAAGAACTGGCGGCCAGTTGTTTCCGCAAAATCTCCGAGAACGCGGA